TTTTCAAACTTTTTCTTATCAAGAACAAGTTCTTCTTCTAATAATTCATCAGATACAGCGTACCCTTTTCTCATCAAATCACCGCTTGTTTGAAGCGCCCAAGTTGATCTATTTCTAGCTTCATATTCAGTACTTACCGTACCTGAGCCTAATAAATTTTCTGTTGCTGCGTCTATTCTTGACTCTATACTATTTGCCCCTCTTTTTCTAGCTGCTTCAATATCTAATCTATTTTGATTAGCTGCGGCTGCAATATCTTTTTGAGATTGTATTTGTTTATCTTGACGCTCTGATGCTTGTTCAGCTTCTCTTATAGATTTATTAATTAAAAATTTTTTTTCTTCAACACTTAAATCTCTATTAAGTTTTTCTTGTGCCATAGCCATATCTGATTTAAATTTTCTATCTGCTTCCTCAGCAATCATTTGATTTCTTTTAGCCATGGATACACTTGTTGCTTCAAGTCTAAGACCTCTTTGAAATTTATCTTCCTCTGCTTTTCCTTTAATTAAAGCTGCAGCCGGTTTTTCTGCTGCTGCAATTAAATTACCTATGGTTCCACCACCTCTATTTTCTACAGCTGCTGCTGGCCCGTATGCTAATAAGAAACTTGTTAATGGATCAAATCCACCTCTATCTCCAGCTGCTTCCATTAAAGCTTCTCTACTTTCTGTAGTCAACTCTTTTAGACTAGGTATAGTTCGTCCTTTATAGGGTGATGTAACTGGTGTTTGTGGACTATCAAATGAATATGGAACATTAAACGGATCTAAATCACCAACAAAAGGATCTGTAGCATGATTTTCTCTATCGACAATACCAGTCATGATACCATCATTAGTAGATCCGCCTTTTCTAAACATTGGTCTTCTAAATATTCTACTCATAATTAAGCTGTTGTTGGTGGTCTAAACGCTCTATATAAACCTGCTAACGTAGCACCGGCACTTATACCTGTTTGAAGAGCACTAGGTGATGATGTTGGTTGTACTGTTTGTTGAGTTCCTCCAGGGTATCCAGAAATTAGACCCATGATTCCTGAACCATATTGTTGGGCAGCTGTTAGAGGTTGATTCATTTGCGCTACTAATAATTCTCGTTGAGCATCTAACTCTCTTTGTTTTTGCATTTGATTAATATCACCAAATGTTTGTAGGGCTCCTACATCTTGACCTAAGAAACCTTGTTGTGCTGAACCTAATCCTAATTGACCTGAAGCAAGTTGCTGTTGTTGTGCAGCTATTGATTGTTGTTGACCAAAGGCTTGACCTGCTGCAGCTCTAGCTGATAAAAGACCTTGTTGTAATAAATTTGATTGTATTGCTGATCTATTTCTATCTGATTCAGAACCATAAATTGCTTTTTGAACACCTTCTCTACCACCACCAAACGCTCCTGCAGTGATTGCGTTTGCAGCTAAACCCGGTACACCTCTTTGAGATTGAATATCAAATTCTTGTAAAGTCGCATTAATAACATCTTGTTGATACGGAGACATAAATGCTTTGTATGCATCCGGTCCTACAAATTGACCTGCTGCCGCTGCAGATTCTCCGGCTTGTGTTTGAAAACCCGATGCTGCATCTAAAAATTTTTGATAACCACCAATACCTGATTCTGCTAATTCTTGTGCTCTTTTTTGAAAAGGATCTTGACCTGCAATAAACTGGTCGCCCATGACTTTTGATAAGTCAGCATCTTTAAAAGCACCAATTCCTTTTTGTAATTGGTCTAAATAAAGTTTCGATTCTGCTTCTATAAACTCTGGTGGTTGATTTATTTGTGTTATTGTTTCACTAGACATTATACTCTACCACCTTTTTCTAATTTTTTCATCATATCGTACATACGTTGTGCACCTTTATTAACGTTTCCGTCACCCATTCCTCTTACAGCATCAGCTGTAAATACGAATTCATTGTTTGCTAACATCGCAGGGATGTCATCTGCCTTTTCTTTTACACCAACTGGAGGAATAAATCCACCTGTTTCTCTAAGGTCTAATTCTGTAACTCCCGCAGGGTTTTTATTTAATGGTAGATCCATGATGCCGGCTGCCTGTATAGCATTTTGTTCTGGAGTACCAAAAGCATAACCTATTCTACCACCATTAGCTGCCATTGTTTTTTGTTCAGCTACTTTTTGTCTACGTTTATCCTCTAAATATTCTTTATATTCATTTTCTAAATTTTGTTGTTGTTGAAATTTTTTTTTACCCTTTAAATAATTTTCAAAATCAGTTCCATCTGCATAACCTATTCTACCACCATTAGCCATCTGTCCTCTAGCCATATCTTGAGTATATTCAGCAACATTGTCTTCTACTAATTTAGAGATTTCATTTTCAGGTACTCTTAAATTTCTCGCACCTTTTTCTAAATAACTTCTTAACGCATCTACATTTCTAGTTGCTGCAACTGCTTCATCATCACCTTCTTCTGCTTTAGCTAACATACCAGCTATTAAACTACTTCCACCAAATACTTTCGCTGTGTTTCCTAAAGTTGCTCCACCTTCTAAAAATTTACTAAACATACCTTTTCCCCCTGATCCTTGAACTGGAGAATATAAAAATTTACCTGTACCTTTTGCACCACCACTTAATAAAGCACTAATACCTCCACTCTTACCAAAGATACTTGGAGCCGATCCAAACATTCCTGCTCCTCTACCTAATAAACCACCAAATTGTGTTCCAGGTATACCAAAGGCAGTAGCACCTAATAATGCAACTTTACCTAAATCAGATTTAGCAAATTTCTTAACTCCTTTAGCTAAACCTTTAACACCTTTTTTAACACTCTTAACAAGTTTACCTAAAAAATATCCTTGTCTTGGGACAGCTTCCATTATTCCACCGTTCCGTCTTAATTGTCTGGGTTGTAATCCTCGTGATATCGCCATAATTTAAATATATTTGTACTGTTTGGCAGGCTTAGAATCCTGTAAATATAATACTTTATTTGATTTTTTGGCTATCGTCAACAGGTTTTGCGTTTTCTAATAAATCAAAAAATCGACCACAGTATTGATGATCGCCAACGTGAGTTATATTATCCATAGCATAAATATATATTTCTCCACCCATATCTGTCCATCTTTGACAGAAACCAAAGTCTTCACCAAAATATCTCTTAGTTTCTATATCATGTAATGTATCAAATAAATTGTAGAAGTTTTCTTTTTTAACCTCTTTACCATTAATAACTGTTGGTTGATATATCTCTAATTCTGGATGATGTTTAATCATCTTTTCAATAACTTCTCTTTTAATTAACATACATCCTGTAGGAGCATGAGTCACTTTTATGACTCCATTTTCCATAGTCATTTCATGTGGATTATCCATTTTAATAGGAAATACATGACCTGCTTTTAATACATCCTCAGGTGTTTTAACTAAATTAGTTTCTTTTATTTTTCTCCACATTTTATCTGTATCAAATGTTTTCATTGGATATGGACAAGAAATAATATCTTTATCTGCACCTATCATTTTGTATATAGTGTTAGAATTAAAATCTATATCTGAGTCTATAAATAATAAGTAGTCGTAATGATCTTTATGATTTAAAAATTCTGCTACACATAAGTTTCTACCTTGAGTAACTAATGATGATTTAAGTAATGTGAAACTAACTAGTATACCTTGTTGCATACAGTCTAATTGAAATTTTAATACAGCTTGAGTGTAATGCATAGATACTTCACTATGACAAGGAGTACAAACCATTATCTTTGCTTTTGGTTTATCTAAAATATTACCTACGTTAATAGTTTTAAAATTAGAACCTACCTGTTCTATTTTTTCAGTTTGATAAGTATCTTCATTAGCATTAGTTTTCTTTTTTTCAGAAAACCATATTGGTTCATTATTTTGCATTTAGTGCTCCTCTCAAAAATCTTGTCCATGCTTGTCCTTTTGCTCGCCAATCATAAAATCTATTTACATAATTTTGTTGCATCTTTAAATGATCCTGGATGCCTGAATCATGAAGCATATCTGCAGAAGCTTCTATGGCTGCAGCAAACTTTCTAGCTAAACTTTTGTAATCATTTGAGTAAGGTACATACATTGGAAACTCGGCCCCGGTTTCATATATAGCACCGAAGTTAGTTGTAATACAATATAGACCTGCTGACATAGATTCTAATAACGATATACAAGATGTCTCTTCCCAAATACTCGGGTATACAAACATTCTATAATCTTTTAAATTTTCTTTTATATATTCATTTGGTTTGTAACCAATGTAATTTACATTAGGTAATTGTCTTGCTTGTTCATATAAAGGCTCATATGATTTGTCATTAACTTCTGCAAAATCTTTTCCATATACTTCACAAGAAGAATAAACATCTAAACTAATTAATGGATTTTTAACTAATTGCATAGCACCTAACAATACAGATAAACCTCTCCAAGGTGTACAATGATGCACTATTTTTATAGGATCACCTTTTTTATATTGAGTAGAAATAGGTTGTACTTCTTCAATACCGTTTTTAATAACTGCACATTTTTCTCTAGGTAGATCAAATCTTTTTGTAAACTGTTCAAAGTTCCAATTAGAATTAAAAACATACCAATCATATTTATTATGATTTGATTTATCTTTAAACCATGGGTGTAGATTAGGTTGATCCCAAGAATTTTTTTGCCAAAGAATATTTAGCTTAGTTGGATGTAATGGTACTTTGCCTGGAACTGATGTACAAATTTCTACTTGATTAAGTAAGCTTGTTTCAACATGCTTGCTTAAATATTCTAATTGTAATTCTGTCCCGCCTCTAGGGTTTTGGTTTGCCATTACTTTGATTCATTACTTTCTGAAATACTTCAAGACCTTTGTTAGTAATTTGAACTGTAACATCTTGTACAATATCAGGTCCTTCTACTTTCTCGTTAGACACTTCTCCGGTTTTAGTATTTCTGTATGTTGTTTTAGTTACACAATCTATTTTAGGTATATCATGTGTATGTGAAACATCTCCACCCTCATGAGAATGAGTAATACCATTATCGTGAGTATGTTTTAATTTATCTTTATCCATTTTCTTGAGATCTATCTATCAAAAGATAACTTATTTGTCCAGTGATCTCGTTTGCTGAACCTGCTTGTATTTTTAAAACATCACCACCTTCCATATTTAAAGGTGCTTTTAACATGTTTTGTGTTTCCTTGTTAAGTTCTTCGTATGAAATTTTAACATCTGAACCACCTGCTTTTTTTAAAACTACATGAGTATCCACATTACTAGCCGTATCATGAACTGCTTGAACTGTTTTAACAATTGCAATAGCAGACGTAGAAATACTTAATACTGTTGTTAGATTAGCTGTTGTTAAATCAAATGTTGTACTTTTATAAAAATTAGCCACCTAAGAACCACTCCTTTTGATCTTCTTCATTTTTTAAATCTTGTTGAAAAGAAAAGTTAAGTTGATTTTTTAAAGTGTCAAGAGCTTCTAAAATTTGTCTTTGATTTGATACATCATATTCTTGAGAAGGTTCTGGTATACTAACTACTACTTTTGCCATTATCTTCTTCCATCTGGTTGAGCATCGAGTCTTAAAGTTCCATATCTCCAAGTCTCACCTGTGCTATCATTTTCTATTTTAATAGATACCAATCTTCCTCTTGCTCTAGTATCTATTTTATCAGTAGAACTTGTAATTGTAAATGGACCTAAAGGTGAGCTAGATGCAGTATTATTTGGATAGTCATTTAATAGTAATGTAATTTTTGAATTACCTGTAAGAACTTTAAAGTCAGGTATAAATCTTTTTACTGACATAAAAAACTCTCCATCTCCTCTATAGTCAACCGCACCTGTTGCTTGACCTTGTCTAGTTCTGACTTGTGTAATATCAAAATCTCCAGATTCAATAAATGCATTAATAGAAGTTGTACCTGAGCTATTAACTTGATCTGTTCCAACTTCATGAGCATAGTATGTAGTTGCTCCATATGTATTTGTAATACCTAAAATATCTGGAAACACAGGTAAAGATGTAGAGTTATATTCTGTTGCATAAGGTACATCAAAAACTCCAGTATCAACATATGAAGTTCTAGCTAATGATGAAGTTGTCCAAACATTTTCTCCGTAGTTATAGGTAACACATCTATCAATTTGTGTTGAGTCAGATTTTGGATAAAACCAGTTTACTTCACCATAAAGAGTATTGTGTTCTGCATAAATTGTTTCTGTTGCATTAAAGTTTATTCCTAAATTATTTCCTTTTGTTGTAAAAACAAAATCTTCAACTAAACATGGTAATGATTTAACCGTACCATCAAATACAAAAAAACCACCTTCTCCCGACATCCAGAATACTTTACCATCAGAATATGTTAATGCGTGTTGTGAAATTAATCCACAGTTAGAACCAATTTGTCTAATACTAAATGTAAAAGGTGGACCAACAAATTGAATTACATAAGCAGCGCTATCTGTTAAAACTAAAGTATAGTCTTTACCAGATACTGCTCCAACAATTCTATTACCTTTATCTAATCTAAATGTACCTGCAGTATTAACAGCAGTAGGTGCATAATCATTTAAATCTTCTTGATTAGAAAATCTTATAAACATTGGATCCTGAGTTAATGAATTACCAATTGTTGTTTCAGTTCCAAAATGAAACAAGTGCCTGTCTTTATCAGAGACTTGAGTTAATCTAGATGATGTTGGATTGTTTGAAGTTGAAGCACCAGAAGTACTTGTAGATGCTCTAATTGTTCTTGCGTTTGCTGCACCTGAATTCCAAGTAAATGTTTTACCATCTCTAATTGTTGCAACAAGAACTTGACCATAGTTATCAAGACTCCAGTTTCCTGGATCCAGAGTCACAGAACTTGTATCTCTTTCTGTTCCCCAAGTAGAAGTGTTCCATGTAGAAGTACTCCAACCATAACCAAGTGTTTGAAAGATTGGTCCAACTTGTACATAAGGATTAACTGTTGCAGCTCCTGCTGCAGTCATACCAGATCCTCCTTCGTTTCTTACTGCTTGAACTGTAAACTTATCTGAATTTGCAACTGTTAAAATTTCATAAGCTACTTCTAATTCTGCTGCGGTATAATCTGATGCACCTGTAACTGTTACTCCAGATAGTGTTATATATCTTCCAACCTCTAGTCCATGAGAACCTTTATTAATTTGTAAAACATTTGAACCACTAACAGTAGTCAATGTACATCCTGTTATAGCTGTATCTAATGGTGTAATATCAAAAAACTGTTCTCCATAATATAAAAATAAACCTTGTGAAGTTCCAATAGCTGCATATCTTTCACCGGCTAAGGATGTCCAAGTATGTTGAGCACGTGCCACTCCAGGTAAGGTTTCACCTGCAATAGATAATTGATTCCAACCACCTATTTTTTCAGGTAATCCATATCTAAATCTAACAAAATCACCATCAACCCACTGAGATTCTCCTCCTGAATCTGTGACCATTTTGTTAAAACCAGGCTTGAAATTTAATTTTTGCAGCATATAATGGTTTATATCTTATAAATATAGAAAATGAAAGTA